GTCCAGTAGCCATGGAGGGGCATAAGAGGCGGGAGCCGCGGCAGGCGGCTCCTGCCGCCCCGCGGCTGCGGGAAATCGATATTGAGAGGCAGTGCAGCGATTTTCTGGCGCTCGATTCATGGCGCCCGCTGAAGACCGATCCATGCTGCGACATTGGGCGCGGGAAGGGATTTGGTGAGGCAGGGATGGCAGACCATCTGTACATCCGGTATTTGCCGCCGGAGGCGCCAGGTCCAGGCAAGCCACGCGCTGACCGGACAGCACTGGCTGAGGTACTCTGGGTGGAGTACAAGCGGCCAGGCGGCCGGATCAGCGATGGCCAGCATCAGTGGGCGACGATCGAGCGGTTGCGCGGCGCTCTGGTGTGGCTGGCGACAGAGGATTTCGAGCCGACGTTCGAGGGCTTCGTGGCGCACTACCGGGCCAGCGGATTGCTGGAGCGACAAGGATTGTAAGGCATGAGCGGGCTAAAGATCACTGACAATGACAATTCAGTGCGGAGCCTTTTACGGGCTGGCGCAATACAGCGCATCGTGCCTGACGGGAATCCGGCTGGCAGGGCTCCCGTGTGGCTGTGTGACGGAACCCTGCACGTCCCGGCGGCCACGTTTAATAATTACGAGAAACTCAAGGCGCTCATCTTCGCTGAGATGATGGGCCCCTAAGCGATTAGACTGTATTTGCAGGTCAGGAGAACATCATAAACGTAGAGAAATCTGGCAATCGCTGGATTTGCCATTCCGCGTTTGCCGAAAAAGACATCCCGAAATCCGCCGGCTTCCGGTGGTCGCCTAACCTCCGTAAGTGGTACACCACGGATGCTTCCGTGGCGGCCAAACTCATGGACCCGGACGGCGTGGCAAAAGTGCTGGCCGCGGCGGCCGAAATGCAGCAGGCGCGCGACGCCAATATCGAGGCCAGCCGGGCGGCGGATGCAGACGTCGAGCTGCCCTGCCCCGCTGGCCTGGCATATCTGCCATTTCAGCGCGCCGGCATCGCGGCGGCCCTGCGACGCCCGCGCGTGTTGTTCGGCGATGATCCAGGCTTAGGGAAAACTATCCAGGCCATCGGCATGATCAATGCCGATGCGAGCATCAAGCGCGTCCTGGTCGTCTGCCCCGCGACCCTCAGGCAGAACTGGTACAACGAGTTGCGCAAATGGCTGGTGCGGGATCTCAAAATTGTGATAGCCTCCTCGACGTTCTGCCGCCCTGATGCCTTTGATATAACGGTCATCAACTACGATATTTTAACCAAACACCAGAACACGTTACGCTCCGTCGCCTGGGATCTCATCGTCTGCGATGAGGCCCACCTCCTGAAGAATCCTAAAGCCAAGCGGACGCGCGCAATCTGTGGTATCGATGACTACACCTCACGCAAAGAGGGCTGCCCAGTACTGGAGCCGATCAATGCGCGGCGGGCGGCATTTTTGACCGGGACGCCGATCCCTAATCGCCCGCTGGAAGCCTGGCCCCTGGTGCACTACCTGGCACCGGATGAGTTCCGCAGTTTTTACGGATTTGCCCAGCGCTACTGCGCGGCGGGCGACGGCGGCTACGGATTCGACGCTTCCGGTTCATCCAACCTCCCGGAATTGCAGGACAAGTTGCGCGCCACGATCATGATCCGCCGGCTCAAGGCCGACGTCCTGAAGGAGCTTCCGGCCAAGCGCCGACAGATAATCGAGTTCCCTGCGAACGGCGCAGCCGGGGCGGTGGAGTCGGAGCGGGCGGCGTTCGAGGCGCACGAGGACCGGCTCGCCACTCTGCGCGTGGCCTGCGAGTTGGCTAAAGCAAGCGACAACCCGGACGACTACGCAGAGGCGGTATCCCGGCTGAAGGAAGCCGCGCAGGCGGCATTCACCGAGATCTCGAAATTGCGGCACGATACCGCGGTGGCCAAAATCCCGTATGTGATTGATTACCTGCGGACCATCGTAGAGAGCGGCAGCAAGTGCGTCTTTTTTGCCCACCATCATGATGTCATAGAGGCCATCGCGGGCGAATTCGGCCAGCAGGCCGTGACGCTCTACGGAGCGACTCCGATGCAGGACCGGCAGGCGGCGGTAGACCGCTTCCAGACGGACCCGGAGTGTCTGGTATTCATCGGCGGGATACAGGCGGCGGGCGTTGGTATCACTCTGACAAGCGCCAGCCAAGTCGTGTTCGGTGAGTTGGACTGGGTGCCGGGCAACATGACGCAATGCGAGGATCGCTGCCACCGGATAGGTGCCCGGGATATGGTCCTGGTGCAACACCTGGTGCTGGAGGGCAGCCTGGATGCCCGGATGGCCTCAATCTTGGTGCAGAAACAGGAAGTGCAGGTTGCGGCGCTCGACACGATAGCGATTCCCGAGCCACAGGGGCCGCTGGTGCCCTCGAAGGACCGGGCGGCGACCGAAAGCACCAGGAGAGCCGATATCGATGCCCTGGCGGCCCGGATGACGCCGGAACGGATAGCGGCAATTCACGAGGGCCTGCGAATCCTGGCGGCGATGGATGAAGACTACGCGCGCGAACTCAACGGCGCGGGATACAGCAAGATGGATGTCGCCATCGGACACAGCCTGGCCGGCGCGGCGGCGCTGACGGGCCGCCAGGCAGTGCTCGGGGCCAAGTTGGTCAACCGGTACCGGCGGCAATTGCCGGAAACTCTGATTGAAAGGACAAACGCATGATAACGCTATACTTGATTCTTGTTTTGGGCTGGGGACTGATGTTGACGGGGCTGTTCTTCCTGCGCGGGATTCGCCTGCCTCTCAGTGTGCTGATTGTGCTGGCCACCGCCTGGTACGCGGTTTGCCTGTGCGCGAGCCGGCTGTGAATTGCCTTGCGCCCAGCGCGTAGAGGGCGTATAGTTCTGTTGAGCCTCCGCCAACTGGGGCTCAGCGGATGGCCGGACCCACGGCGCGGTGCTCCTAACACCGCGCCATCCGGCCTAGGGAAAGCCCGGGCTGCGGTGAGGTGCTTGTCCCATCTCACCCACCCGGCCATCTCGGACAAGGAGATGTACGTGAAAAAGCTGCCATTTTTTAAGTGGTACCCCGCCGACGCTGATACTGACGCGAATTTCCGCGCCATGTCGGATGCCGATATTGGATTCTACATCCGATGCCTAAATCACGCCTGGATTAACGGCGGAATACCCGCTGATCCAGTCGAACGGGCGAGAGTACTTCACACCCGAACCGACATCGCAAACAGACATTGGGAGAGGGTGGGAAAGTGCTTCGTAACTTCGAGTTCACTGCCCGAGCTGCTCATCAATTCCAGACAAGAAATGGAGCGCGGTTTGGCAAGTCGAAAGTCGCAACTAGCTACAGAATCAGTGAATGTACGCTACGAACGTAAGTCAAACGTAGCTCCACGCGCGATCGCGCGCGCTTCTGTCTCTGTCTCTGACTCTGTATCTGGTTTTCTTAATTCAAGTACTGGTCAACGCGCGCGCGAGACTACGTCTACGACTGGGAGACCGGCTTCGACTCCGGCTTCGGTTTTGCCGTCCGTCTATCAGACCGAATGGCCACTGACGACCGCCGCTATCCGGGAGCACGACATCGCGGTGGACGACATTTTTGTCCGGCGCCTGGCTGACGCGACTGCCCAGCGGCTTATCTCTGCTGGCGACATGGAAACTTTCGATGACGAGGATCTTGCGTTTGCGGTGCGCAAGAGCTACGCCGAATACACTGGCAGGGGCAATCATGGAATCGGCCTGTTACTGATGCGAGTGCCGCAAATACTTCTGGCGTTGGGAGAAAACGGAAATGGCGAACAGAACAAAGCGATCTGAGAAAATCGTTGAGAAGTTGGCTGTCGAGCAGGTGCAGGCATTTGCGACCGCTGGCAATTTTCCGAAGACGGTAGAGGGAGTGCGCGCGCTGGCGGATGCGCTGGACCGGGCGGCACGTGACACCGGCCTGCTGATGGCGGCGATAGTGCGCGAGTGCCTGGATAGCAGCGCGTGGTGTCCGACGCCATTCGACCTCCGCGGCGTGGCGCTTTCGCTGCGCGACAAGGGTCGCGAGAATCGTAGCGCCAGCATCCACGCCGCATGGGAGCGCATCTACGGACCGGCCGATCCAGACTGGGCGTCGCGGATGGTGGAGGCGGCAATGCTGCACGGCGGCCACGCGGACAGGGATCGCGCCGTCCACGAGCTCGCCATTCGCGACATGCTCTACTACACCGAGGGCGACGGCCGCGAGATGGGGGACCGGGAATTTTGGAAGGCGGCGCGCAAGCATGACTTGCGCGATCATCCTGCGCTGGTGGAGCAGATCCGAGTCGCTGGCAGATGGGCCACGGAGCGCGAATTACAGGGGGTGTCGCGTGATTAATTCCATTAGATCCATTAGTCCCACAGAGCGCGATATGATCCGCAAGGCGCTGGCTGTCACGCCCAAAAAATGCCAGATCAAGAGCGAGATCCGGCCGGAAGACGTGGTGATTGGGCGTGCCAGGGAAGCCCAACTACTCGGAGAGTCCGAGCGCATCGCGCGCCACTACGCCGGCCAGCGACACCGCGGGCACGCCGCTTTCGTGCTCGGCGAATCGCGTAACTCCAATCCCTACATCGTGGGCACGGAAGCCTGGTGCGCGTGGGACAACGGGTGGGTGGAGTCGCTGGACAACGCGCCGGAGGACGCGATCCGGCGCCGCGGCCACGGCGACTCGCTGGTGCCGGCGCACGCCAGCCGATCGGGGATGACGATCCGATGAGCGATAACTACGACCGCGCATACTGGGGGCCTGGCGGCATCGACCTCTCGCGATGGGGCAACGAGTGCAAGCGCGGGCTGCGGTACGCCGACACCCGCGCGCCGGTAGCCAGCGGGACCAAAGGCGTGGAGCGAAAGATCTCGACGGGGCGCAAGGCGCGCGGGAGCGCTTCGGATGACTATGACCAATTCAACTGGATCTGCTAAAAGAAGGGCCAAGATCCGGCCTAGAATCGTTCCAAGGAGCCTGGGAGGTAGTCCAGTGGCCCCCCCCCCTTTGAAAAACGATTCTAGGCCCGCTACGCGCGTTGTGCTGGGCATCCTGGCGGCGTGGTAGGATGCAGTCTGCGGGGGTTTTTACCGCCTTGGCGACAAAAATAAAAACGAAACCTGAGTTTTCCGTCGAAAATTGGCCGATAGACAGGCCAATCGACTACAGGATTTGAGGGAAATGCCGCAGTACCTCGCTAACTTTCGGGTACTATATGCCAGCGTATTTCCCTTGCGATACTGCACTCATGCTGCTGTTTTTCAAGGGCATCTATCGAGCCCCAATACTTTCCGGGGAGAAGACGGACACCGTCCGGATGCCCAAGCGGTTGCCAGCACCTGGCGCGATCATGCAGGCTTGCGTCGGGCCCTCCCGGATCTTCGCGGCGCTCGCAATCCTCAGCGTCGAGCCGATAAGCGCGCTGTCTCCCGAGCGGGCGGCGCAAGTGATCGCTTGCTACGGCGCTATCGACCCTGCGATGGTGTTGATCCGATTCGAGTTGCTGCATGAAATCCATCCCAAAAATAACCATCATCACGGTCAAGGTGAGCTTGCTTTCGACCCTGCGGCGCAACCCCCAATATCTGACCCAGAAGCAAAGTAACGCGCTCAAGGAATCCATCGAAAAAGACGGCTTTCTGTGTCCGATCGTAGTGCGTAAGCGCAAGTCAGGCAAGGGCTACGAAGTTCTCAGCGGAAACCACCGCGTCATTGCGAGCCGAGAGGCGGGATTGCTGGAGATCCCGTGCATGCTGGTGCACCCCTGCGACGATGCGCGTGCGGCCCGAATCGCCGTAAACATGAATACCGTCCATGGCGACCCAACCCCAGAACTGCTTGCGCCATTCGTCGCCTCCATGGACGATGACACGGTGCGCAGTTTGTTCTTGGGGGAATCGCTGGCGGCCGCGCTGGCTGATTTCGATGCCGTGCTGGCCGAACGCCTGAAATCCCTTGAACTACCCGACAGCCTGAACGCCAAAGGCAATGGCGGGAAAGCTATTCCGAATTGCGTGTGTAAATGCGGACATCGACACGTTGCAGTTGCGCTCAGGACTTTCTAGTGGAGCCGCTCAAGGGAAATCAGTACGAGCGCGCCAAGCGCCTGTTGGACGCGGGCAAGCACCCCACGTTTATCGGGCGTAATCTGGTGGCCCGATGTGCCATGAACGGGGGAGCCTTCATATTTTCCGCAGAAGGCGCGGATGTCGCCGTGGCGATTGTCAATCCTCGCAACAACTGCCTACTGGTGCTCAATGTCCATCCGCACCACCGGTCACACGGTCTGGGAGCGGCCGTGCTGGAGTATCTGCAATGCAACTTCGCCCGCGTCCTCGAAACTGCCGTGCCGTTCTTTCAGCGCCGTGGTTACGTCTCAGTAGGGCAGATGCACCAGGGAAAGTCATTGAAAACGCAAGTCATGGTTAAGGGGAGCTTGATCCCGCTGGCCGGGAGAATAGCTAGCCTTCTTGCGCTGCCGCCCTCCACAGATCCGACGCCCTCGCGCACGGGAGGCAAATAATGGGCGCCGTAACCCACACAAAGAAAACCCGGATGCAGGTAATTAATGCCTTCCGGCACCTCGGCACCGTGGGTGCCGCCTGTCAAGCTGTCGGCGTGAGCCGAGACATGCACTACATTTGGCTGAAGCGCCATCCCGACTACCGCGAGGCGTTCGAAGCGGCGGCCGGCCCAGTGGGCGACCTGATTCTCGAGGAGGTCGTGCAGCGCGGGATGCACGGATGGGAGGAGCCCGTGTTCTCCGGCGGCAAGCGCGCGCTCGATTTTCTGCTCGATGAGGCCGGCAACGTGGTGGTGGAGAACGGCAAACCGAAGGCCGTCCCGGCGGTGATTCGAAAGAAATCCGATGCCTGCCTCCTGGCGCTCGCCGCCGCCCGCGTTCCCGGATTCAATCCGCGCATCGACCACCGTCTCATCGACCAGGCCGGCAAGGACAAAGACCTCAAGATCATCGTGGAGTACACCGACCGAGCGATCCCTGAATGACCGCCCGGCTATACCTGCCGCGGCCGCATGCGGCACAGTACCGCGTTCTCCAGGAATCCAAGCGGTTTAACGTGCTTTGCTGCGGTCGGCGATGGGGCAAGACCACCATTGCCATTGACAGGCTTATCCGGCCCGCGCTCGCAGGCAAGCCTGTCGCATGGTTCGCGCCGTCGTACAAACTGCTGTCGGAGGTCTGGCGCACGATCCATACCAGCCTTGCCGAGGTCACGGCCCGGAAAAACGAATCCGAACGCTGGGTGGCACTCGCCACTGGCGGCAAGATAGATTGCTGGTCGCTCGACGATCCCGATGCGGGCCGCGGCCGCGCCTATTCGCGCGTGGTAATCGACGAGGCCGCCATGGTTTCGGATCTCGAACTCGCCTGGGAACAATCCGTGCGGCCGATGCTCTCTGACCACCGCGGCAGCGCGTGGATTATCAGCACGCCAAAGGGCACCGCGAATTACTTCCACGCGCTTTTCCAGCGCGGGCGCGATGGTGGGCAGCCCGAATGGGCAAGCTGGCAGATGCCCACCAGCACCAATCCGTACATCGCCGCAGATGAAATTGCATCAGCCAAGCTCGATATCACGGACCTGGCTTTCGCTCAGGAGTACATGGCGCAATTCGTCTCCTGGGCGGGCGCTGTCTTCCGGCGCATCACCGATGCAGTGGGCGAGATTCTCCCGGAGCCGGCGGCCATGATCGGCGTGGACTGGGGACGCACGGGCGACTCGACGGTCTTTACTGCGCTGTCGGCGCGCGGACACCTGGTGGCTATGGATCGCTTCCGCGGCGTCGAGTACTCCCTACAGCGTCAGCGACTTGCGGAGTTCTGGAAACGCACCGGCGCCCAGTGCTGGATCGTCGCAGAGGAAAACAGCATGGGCGGTCCAGTGGTAGAGCAGCTCCAGCGTGACGGTCTGCCAGTCGTTGGATTTTCGACTACCAGTGCCAGCAAGGCGGCAATCATTGAGCGGTTGGCGCTGGCATTCGAGCGCGGCACAATCACGATCCCCGACGATCCGGTGCTGATCGGCGAGTTGCAGGCATTCGAGGGCTCAAGATCTCCATCAGGGCTAATGCGTTACGGCGCGCCGGCTGGAGTGCACGACGACTGCGTAATGAGCCTGGCTATTGGCTGGGCAGCTCTCCAGGAGCCGCGCGAGCGACAGCAGTATTGGGATGCGCACTCGGCCACGGTATCCGATCAGTACGTGCCGTACCAGATTTCGTCCATTTAGTGCTTGCGCAGCGTGCGCATAGATGGTATGTTGTTTGCGAGGTCGTCATGAAATCAAAGCAAAAATCAAAGATCATACGCACTCCCACGCGTGCAGAAGGGGGGATTACAGACGCCTAGCGCGAGGCGATGGCGGCGCACTCCCAGATGTGGATAGCGCGGGCAATGCGCACAGACCCGATTGAGCCAGACAAAATCACGTCAGCTATCGTGGGGTTATATGCCGCTGCGGGACTGCCATCCCCGCGCGTCGTAATTGTGCCATCTCCGCGCGTGATGGCACTTGCGGGCGGATTTGCGGCAGGTATATGGTATTTGCGCGAGTCACAGGCGACCGACCTGGCGACCGAGCAGGCGACCCGCCAGGCGACCTACCTGGCGACCGACCAGGCGACCGCCGAGGCGACCGACCAGGCGACCAACCAGGCGACCTACCAGGCGACCTACCAGGCGACCCGCCTGGCGACCGACCAGGCGACCCGCCAGGCGACCTACCTGGCGACCGACCTGGCGACCCGCCAGGCGACCGACCAGGCGACCGCCGAGGCGACCCTCCAGGCGACCCTCCAGGCGACCGCCGAGGCGACCAACCAGGCGACCAACCAGGCGACCGCCGAGGCGACCCGCCTGGCGACCAACCAGGCGACCGCCGAGGCGACCCGCCTGGCGACCGACCAGGCGACCCGCCAGGCGACCGCCGAGGCGACCGACCAGGCGACCGACCTGGCGACCTACCAGGCGACCCGCCTGGCGAC